CCGCCAGCCATACCAGCTATAAATTTTTTTCTACCTAATGTTTTATTAAAATCGTTTGCTTTCTTTGCAGCTTTTTGTAGATTGCCGCTTGTTGCATCCATATAGTTACCAGCTTTCTTTGCCTTAACAGCTTTACTTGCTAATTTAAAACCTATACCACCTGGAACACCTATCTGTATTATTGTTTCTGCTAATTTACCAATAGCTCTATCGTCAGCTACCTCTTCAAAAACATTAAATCTATCAAATGCTACCTCTACTTTAGCAGCAAGATCTGTATCAAAACCTAGATCAATTAATTCTGCACCAAGTGATACGACACCCTCTGGAACTTTTATAGCACCAGATACAATACCTGCCATGGCTGCTGTAATGTGACTTGTCTCTGAACTTTTTTCTTGTGGGGTAAGGTCAAAGTAGCCAAATGCATCTATATCTTTAGCCATCTAACCTCCTAATATAAACTTTTTAAATCTGTTATCTCGTAACTGTTTGATGTAAAATCATCTTTGTTGCCACCTGGTTTTAATACATATAGTTTATTACTAACTGTATCTACAAATCCATCACCAGGTCCAAAATTTTCATTGTCTGTAATATCTTCTCTATCTGCTCTAATTGTTAAATCTTTTTTACCAAAGTCTGTGCCTTCTATTTTAATTAAACCTTCATCTTTTAATACATCGTATATTGCGTCTCCTTCACTTGCACCTGTCCCTGCATAAAAAGTTTTAAACCTATCCATTATTTTTTGTTCTGTTGATGCTCTAGTTATATCTCCTGCACTTCTGCTATATTTTTTAAACGCTGCATTTCTACCTGCGGGAGTATCTGGAAACTCTCCAGCTGCAATTGAAAGATCTATCATTTTTTCAACTGCAATTTTACTTTGGCCTTTTCTAGATAGTTGAGATCCTAACGCTGTTGATACAGCTGCCTGTTCCCTTTTTCTAGCTGCTGCTCTTCTTGCATCATCTCTTTTTATAAAATCTGCATATCCAGTGGTTAATGCATCTCTTACAGGTGCACCACTAACTAAAGCAGCACCTACTGCACCGAGTGGTAATCTTGTTTTTGGTATGGGTGCTAATTCATCAAATATATCTCGTATTGCTTTTGATTCTAATCTTGCTCTATCTACGTCGAGACCAGTGCCTTCTTGAAGTTTTTTTCTATCAACAAGTCCAGACATGATACCATCATTAGTGGATCCACCTCTTCTAAACATTGGTCTTTTTAAAACTCTAGCCATTATTTATTTCCAAATATTCTTCCGTATATGTCAGCACCCATTAATCCAAAACCTAACGCTTGTGTTAGTGGACTAGGAGCTGCTGCCATTGGTGCCTCTTGTAATGTTACGCCTCCAGCACCTGGTGTTATTGATGTTATACCAGTCCCTAATAAACTTAATCTTCTTCTTGGATCATCAACTGCCATCTGTGCTGCTTGTCTTTGTGCATCTAGTATCGCTTGGTTTTGTGCTTGTTGTGCTGCACCTAATGTACCAAGACCAGATATCTGTGCTCTACTAAAGTCTTGTGCTGCTGCACCTAGACCTCTTTGTTGTTGTGATACACTTAATTGATTTGCAAGATCTTGTTGTCTTCTTGCTGCTGCATTTTCAAAACTCTGTTGTAATAGACCTGCTTGTAAAGACGCTCGATTCCTGTTGCTTGCTGCATCAAACTCTGCTCTTTGTACACCTTCACGGCCACCACCAAATGCACCAGCGACACCTAATGTAGCTGCTGCTTGTTGGTTTCTTCTAATCTGAGCCTGTCTGTCAAACTCCGCTAGTGTTGTATCAATAACCTGTTGTTGAAAAGGTGATCTATAAGACTCTATAGATCCCGCTCCTGTTCCTGCACCGGTTCCAGTTAGTGCTGTTGCTGCATCTGCGGCTGTTCCTGCTTTAGTTAAGAACGGTTGAAAAGATCCAAGACCTTTTGTTGGATCTGTTGCTTGTGTGTATGCAGCTGCTTGTAATGGATCTTGTGCTGCAACTTGTGGTGCAAGTTCAGTCATACCAGCTCTTGTAATATTAAACTGTTGTGCTTGCGCCTGTCTTGCTGCAAATTGTTCTGCAGTCTCACCAGGTTGTTGTGTTGTTGCGGTTGTAACACTTGGTAATCCAGCTTGTCTTGTAAGATCTGCTAAAAATGTTTTCTGTGCTGCTTCAATAAACTCTGGTGGTAATTGTCTTGTCTCTGTTATACCACCTGTTTGTTTTGATACTCTACCACCATATGCCATAAACTTAGATCTTAATCTTTGAATTTCTTCATCTAATAATTCTAATTCTTCTTCTGTTAAATCTTTTAATGATTTACCAAACATTTCCATAGACATGTCATTCTTCTCAGACATAGGATCTAAATAACCAGCCATTTTCATTTCTTCAGCCATTATACTACTCTTTTCTCCAATCGTTTCATGGTATCATACATCTTTTGTGCTCCTCTTTCAATGCTACCGTTACCAGCTCCTCTTACAGCATCTGCTGTAAAAACAAACTCATTTTTTGATAACATGGCAGGCACATCGTCTGCTTTTTCTTTTATTCCTACAGGCACAAATCCACCTGTTTCTCTGTAATCTCTCTCCATAACCCCAGCTTTATTTGATCTCATAATCCCTGTTGGCATGCCGCCTTTGGCTTTAGAGTTTTTAATTTGATCTATTTCTTCTTGTGTAGCTCCTGTTATAGTCATAATCGTATCATCGTCTGCTCCTCTTTCAAGCATGTCTTTTATCATTTGTCTTTTTTTATCAGCTCCCTCGTCAAATTTTACTCTGCCACCTTTTGCATATGGTATATTATATTTTTCTGCAATTTCTTGGCCAGATAAACCTGCGTCCACATTCGGAACAAAATCAGGGTTTCTTCTTGGTGGTGTTTCACCTGGATATTCCATGGCTAATCTGTATTGATCATTATCACTTAACGTCTCCCAACTCTCACCCATTAAAGCCTCTTGATATGTTGGTTTCATAGCTGCTTGTGCTGCTAAAACTCTATTTCTAATGGCATCTAATTCTGCAAGACTTTGCATACCAATAGGTAATGCTGGTGGAGCAAAATTAAAAGTATCTATGTCTTCTTGAGTTATTGCTCTAGGCATGCCTGTTTGATTTATATCTTTTAAAGATAATCGTTGTGGTGTTGAGGGTGTAGTTTTAATCGGAGTAATTTTAGCTGGTGTTACTTTTGCATCTGTTATTTTAGCTGGTGTTATTTTTGCATCTCTTATTTTAGCTGGTGTTATTTTTGCTGCTCTTATTTGAGCTGGTCTAATCATTTCATTAAATGCAGCTTGTGCGGCTCTATTACGTCTTATATTTTCTGCAAGTGTATTAGCCATAGTGATACCACCAGTTTGATATCCTACTCTACCACCATCACGAATATTGTATCTAGCTACAAATGCATCTCTACCTGCATCATCTAGTTTCATATACTCTGGATCATTTGCAAAATAATTATCCATGTAAGTTCTCATCTGTGTTCCTACATATTTTTTTCTTTCAGCTAAATACTCTTCCATAGTTTCACCAGGTTCTTGTTCTCTAAAGTCTCCTTGAAAATAACTTGCTAACAAAGAAGCACCAGCTGTAATACCACCAGCTATTAATTGATTTACGACTTGATCTGGTAATTTTTTAATGCTTTTTTTTACAAGTCCTTTTAATCCTGTATCAACAGTTCGATCAATAGTTGTTCCTCCACTTGTACCTGGTTTTGTTGTGCCTGTAATTTGCTTATCAAATAATCTTCCTGGTAAATCTCTAACAGCTTGTGTTTTTTGAGCATCTAATGGTGATGAAAATCCAAAATCTCCAAAAACATTTTCTGCACCACCTAAACTTCTAACTCCTGATCCAAATGCAAAAGTAGCAGCACCTTGTTTAAGTGCATCACTGATACTACCTCTTTGATCAAATCTACCTATACCTCTCATTAATGCTGCAGTCTTTGGTGAAAAAGGTGCAACGAATGGTGCAGCTTTAACTGCTACACTTGCAAGTTCATTAGGTATAAGTTTTCTGATACGATCTTTAACTAGGCTACCTAGTCCGTACATCTGTCTTGGCATTTTTGCTCTGTTAATCATATATGTTAAATATTGTTTATTTTAAAAAGGCAGGGATTACACCTGAATTTACATTATTACTCGCTTTTCGCAAGTAAATCAAGACTATGTTGTAACCTCTCTCGGCTTAGATTGTAGGGCCGAAAGGACCACATGTAGTCTATTAGCTGTTGCTGCAGTCACTTTTAGTATCTCACTTTCCTCTAATACTAAAGGGGCTGATAATAACTCTGTTGTACCATTAGCAGATATGGACTTTGTCTTAAATAAACTAAACACATTACTACTAGCATCTGTGATAGTCACCGTTATAGTATCTGCATTACCAGAGTCTTCTGACACTAGTATAGATTTTACAATAGCAGTTGTTGCTGTTGGCACTGTATATAGTGTTGTCGCTGACGTTGTAGTTAAATCTACTTTTTTATTTACAAATGAATTAGCCAAAGAAAAAAGCCTCCGCCTCTGCTTCGTCTTTTAGATCTTGCTGATAAGTAGTATTTAATTTTTGTACAATACTATCCACATCTCTAACAAACGATTGTTGTATTTGTTGATCGTATTTTTCTGCCGGTTGTGTTAATGCTTGTACTATTCTAGCCACGTTTTTTAACTCCTTTAATTTTTTTCTTATTTAGTGATGCATAAAAAACTTGTTCACCACGTTTCTTACCATATTGTTTTTTCATAGAACTCATTATCTTTTTACCTTTTTTATTTAATGGCATTATCTTCTACCATCCGGTTGATAGTCTATTCTAAATGTTCCAAGTTTCCAAAACTGACTTGTGCTAGTATTTTCAACTTTTAAAGATATCTCTCTTGCTCTAGCACGAGTGTCTATTTTAGTTGAACTACTAGTAATTGTAAACGGACCTAACGTAGAACTAGCTTTTGTTTGATTTGGAAAATCTTTTAAATTAAGTGTAACTCTTGCGTCACCTGTTTGTGATAAAAAGTCTGGTATGACTCTTCTTATTTTCATCATAAATTCACCATCACCAGCCAAACCTTGTTGACCAATATCAAAACTACCAGATTCTATGTTTGCTGTAATAGCAGTGGTTTGTCCTAACTTAACTTGATTTAAACCTGTTTCATGTTCATAGTATGTTGTTGCTCCATCAGTATTACCATGAACATAGTTGACATCTGTGTCTGCTGTTTCAGCATTTTCATCATACTCTGTTGCATGTGGCTTACCAAATATAGCAGAGTCCTCCCACGCTGTTCTTGCTAATGTCCCTGTAGTCCACACTGGTCGCTCGGGACTTGAGTCTAAATAATTGTATGCTACCATTCTATTTACAACTCCAGAACCTGAGTTTGGATAAAACCATATAACTTCACCAAACAAGTTATTAAGTCCTGCATTAATATGTTGTTTAGGTGTAGTGTTAATATCATCAAATACATGGTCTTCAACTAGACATGGTAGTGATTCTAGTTTACCTGTGTATCTAAAGAAACCATTCTCTGACATCCAATAAGCTGTACCATCAACTTCAACAGCTGCGTTCTGTCCAATTAATCCACAGTTTGTACCAACTTGTTGAAATGAGAATGTAAATGGTGGACCAACAAAACGCATAATAAATAATGCAGTGTCTGTCCAAATGTAAATTGCATCACGACCTCTAATCGCTCCAACTAGTTTAGATCCATCTGCAAGTCTTTGTGTACCAGCAGTGTTAGTTGCTGAAGGTGTATAAGTATTAATATCTTCTTGAGAAGAGAATCTTATAAACATTGGATCTTGTGTAGATTTAGTTCCAATTGTTGTTTCTGTTCCAAAAAATACTAAGTGACGGTCTGGTGTAGATACTAAACTAAACGCAGAAGCTGTAGGTGCACCTGATATAATTGTTGCTCTAGTAGATGTTGCACCTGTAGGATTAGAGTTCCACTCAAAACTTTCACCACCATTTATCGTTGCAATAAGTGTATTACCTAAATTATCTAATGACCATAAACCCGGTGCAGTTACAATATCTCCAGATGCTGCAGCGTTCCATGCAAAAAAGTTTGATGCATCTGTTACTGTTGCTCCAGAAGAATGTGATGCTGCTGTTGTACCTGACGCTCCTCTAGTTAAACCAGATAAGGTTCCACTATTATCATTACCTGTATAAGTAATTAATTCTGTTCCAATCAACACTGTACCTGATGATGGAAATGAAGATGAGCTGGCCATTGT